TTGCCGGTGATGGTCTGACCGGCGGTGTTGATTGCCATGATTGGCTCCTTGGTTCGGGGTTGTTGCGCCCGGGGTCAAGCCCCGGGCAGGTTCATCACAGGGCCGGGATACCGACTTCGCCCACGGCCACCCAGCCGGGGTTCTCCACCATCACGGCTTTCCACCAGATCGCGCCGGCATAGCCGCGCTGGCCGTGCGGGTCGCTCTTGGACTTCATGCCGGTGGGCAGGAAGGTCACGTCCATGGACTCCTTGCCGCGCAGGGCGACTTGGCTCCAGCCATCGGCCGCGCACACGATGAACTGGTACACGTCCACGTTGTTGCTCAGCAGTGACTGCAGGCCAGTCACGCCCACGGCCACGCCAGCGTCCAGCACCGCCACGAACTCGGGGCTGGTGATGAAGCGGAAGCGTTCGACGGCGCCCAGCTCGTTGGGCATCGGGGTGCCGCTGGCGTACTTCTCGGCCGGGATGAAGCCAGGGGTGTCGCGGATGACCGGCTCAAGGTCGGTGTGGCAGTACACGAAATAGCCACCGGCAACGGCGCTGGTGGCGTAGTTCGGCCCAGCCTTCAGAACGTTGCTTACCATCTTGCCGTGCTGCGCTTGCAGGCTGCGCGCCATCTTGCGCACCATGGGCAAGGTCAGCGTGCCGTTCACGGTGGCGCGGGTGGTGCCCGTGCCGCCGTAGAACTTGTTGGTGCTGGCCTTGAGGGCGCCGAAGCAGATCATCTCGTTGACCAGCGCGATGCGCTCGCCAATCTGCGTCTTCATGTTCGCAGGGATGTCGTCTTCGTAGGTGTCGGCGGTGTGGTCGGTCCAGCCGTACAGGCAGTTGTACTGCTGCAGAACCACGGTCACGTCTTCCGGCGTGATGTTGTCCGGCGACGGCGTGACGCCTTCGCTGGCCAGGTGGGCGGTCACCATCGCGTTGCCACGGTCGCCGGTCGCGGTGGACCCAAAGAACGTGTTGCGGTTGGCACCGGCCGTAGCGCCGTAGGGCAGGAAGCGCCGGGCGATGTAGGTCTTGCTGGAGTTCTTGGGCATCCGCACTTGGCGGCCCATCCGGCACAGCGTCTCTTGCGGGACGGCGTGCTTCAGGATTTCGCCCTTGAACTTGTCGATCCGCGCTGGGGTCAGCGCGTAGGTCTGCATGGTCATGATGGTTTCTCAGTTGGTTGGCGACCAGCTCACTCGGAGTTGAAGCCGGTCAGGAATGGGTCGGTTGAATCGCCGGCAGCGGTGCCGCCAGTTCCTCGGGGAGTCACAGCCGCGCTCATGCGGCTTCTTCGTGCGGATGCAGGGTCAGCGGCCGGGGTTGCCGGCGCGGCCTTGCGCGATTGCTTGAACATCGTCATGGCGTTGCTCACCACGGCCGAGTCATAGGACTGGCTGGCTTGTGCCAGGGTCTGCTTGAACTCGTCGGGCTGCGCGGCCACCCACTGCGCAAAGGCAGGGTCGGCGTCCACTTGCTTCCAGTCGGGGTGATCCTTGGCCAGCAGGCGAAGCTCAAACTTCTGCTCCACCGCGCTGACCTTCTCGGCCACCAGATTGGCGATCTGCTCCTGATCCACGCCACCCCCGGGCAGCGCCCGCAGGTTGCGCACCTTCTCCAGCGCAGCGGCCAGTGGCGGGAAGTCATCCTTGAGGGCATCGATGTCCTCCTGGCTGATTTCCACCTGGGCGCCGCTGTTCAACTGCTGCAACGTGCGCTCGATGCCGCCGATCTTTCCAAACGCGGTGCCGAATTGCCGCTGTGCCTGATCGCGCAGGCCCATCAGTTCATCGCGTTCCGCTTTCGTCAGTTGGACGTACTCGGGCGCGGGTTCGGCCGGCGTGGCTTCCTGCTGGGTGTCGGTGTCCTGCTGCTCGGCCGGCGTCTCCGTGGGCGTTGCAGTGGTGTCGTCGTCAAACCCGGCAGCGAAGGCATCTTCGCGCTGGTCGTGTTCAAACTGGCTTTCGCCTGTGGTGCTGGCGTCTCCGCTCATGCTTTCGCTTCCGCAATGAAAAAACCGCCTCAAGGGCGGTCGCTTGTCCACCGGCTCGCTGAGAGTGGGTGGGTCGGTATCGCCGTGGCCCTTGCGGGCGGCGGCCAAATTCGTGTCAGGTCGGCGGCGGCTTCGGCTCGTCGGCCAGCGCCAGCAGCGCCTTGAGTTGCGCGATGCGCCCCCGGATGTGTTCGGTGCGCTCGGGCGGCAGGCTGGTGTCGTTCAGCGCCCGCAGACCGGCCAGGGACTGCTGCATGTGGCGCTCAAGGCCCACCCACAGCGGGTGCAGGCGCTCATGCGGCGCCAGGCGGAAACGCTCGGGCGTCATTCTTGGTAGGCGCGGCCAGGTGCGGCGCGGCCTTCCGGTTCAGTCGGCGGGGTTGCAACTTGCGGCCCCTCGCCATCCTTGCCGGCCAACTCGCGCTGCAAAGACAGCTTCATCGTGTCCCGCGCCAAGGCAACCTTTGCGTCGTCCAAGCTGATCTGCTTGTCCTTGGCGTATTCCAGCAAGGCCAGTTCGCGCTCCAATTCCAACTTGCGCAAGTTGTAGTCGGCGTTCGTTGCCTCACGCGAAGCCAAAACCTCGTTGTATACGCGGTCGCGGTCCAAGTCGTTCTGGTTGCGCTGCGCGGCCAGTTGATCGCGGCTCTGTGCAACCTGCACTTGAGCGTTGGCGCGAATCTCGGCGGCCTCCACTGCCGGCGCCTTGGGCGGCGGCTGCTTGGCCTTGGCTTCCTTCTCGGCCTCGGTCAACTGGAACTGCTCAGGCGACAGCCGCTTGCTGCGCAACAGGGCTTCCATGCACCGGCCCGGGTGAAGGTCGTAGGCGGGGTCTTTTGACGCGGCCACCAGTTGCGGGATGAACTGGTCCTGCAGCGCCTTTTCAATGATCGCCAGCGCGCCGCTGGTGTCCACCTGATAGTCGCCCTTCTCGTCGTCGGGCACGTCCGGGTCCAACAACAGCCACTCGTAGAAGTCGTCCACCAGCGGCGTGGTCACGGTGTCGTTCAGGCCAAAGCCCACATCCCGCAGAAGCTGGTTTGCGTTGTTGTCCTGCAGTTGCTGCCCGCCGAAGGTGTCCGGCGTGGTGTCGCCGCTCTGGCCCTGGGTGATGAGGGGGATGCTGCTGTGTTCCTCGGCCAGCTTGAACCCGTACTCCACGATGGACATGAGTTGCGGGGTCTTGTTCGGCCACTCGAAAGCGGCAAACGCCTTGCGCACGTCATCGATGACGGCCGCGCTGGCTGGGTCCAGATACCACATCTTGTCCGGCGTGATCTTGTTGTTGCCGTCAGCCGGGATCAGCGCGCCCATGATGCTGACGATCTGCGAACCCGCCGACATGCCGGCGTTGTTAAGCATCGCCCGGGTGGCAGCGTTCACCACCTTCTGCGGGGTCTTGACCTGTTCGGCCACACCCACGCCGGCCCAATGCCCGGCGCGGCGCCGCCAGTTGAAGACCCGGTACGGCAGGTTGTCGGACTCCAGCACCGGGCGGATGGCGCGCACCACGCGGTCGTTCACCAGCGTGACAACCGCCTGCACCTCGTCCACGCCCTCGGGCAGTTCTTCGGCCTGGTCGCCGTTGGCCGCTTCAAACGCTGCGCGGGCGATCTTGCCGGTGAAGTGCCAAACGTCGTACTGCTTCTTGTGCTGCGGTTCGTGCGGGTTGCCCTGCTCCAGATTGACCTTGTTTGGCCCCTCTTTGATGACCTCCATGATGGCCGGCTTGATCCAGCCCGGCCCGCTCAGGCCAGCCAGCTCGGCGGCCAGCATCCGGTCGTACTCGAAAGCGTGGCCGCCTCGGTGGATGTCCTCGCCGCAGCCCGGGGCCGGGTAGAAATTCCACGGGTCCACCCAGCGGGCGGCGGGCTTGATCTTCTGGACGATTTCCAGCGCCACAGCGCCGGACTGCGCATCGCGGCGCAGCACGCGGGCCTTGCGCGGCTCGGGGATCGGCCCATGAATCACGCCCGTGCCAATGCGCGCACCGTCGAAGATGACCTTCCGCATTTCGGCCGGGTGCTTGTACTCCACCATCCAGTCGTAGATGCGGTCGCAAGCCTTCTCAGCCGCTTTCTCGGCCTTCTCAATCTGGTGCTTGGCCAGGTCTTTGACGGCAACCGGCTGACCGTCCGGCCCAGGCATCGGCTGGCCTGTGATCTGCTCGGCCGGCGTGGAATCCTCGGACGCGCTGGACAACTCAGGCACCGGGGTGGCCTTGAGCGTGAACGGCTTGCCATCCACCGGCAGCGCGGTTTCGCAGACCTTGGCAGTGCCCGCGTCCACGTAGCGCGCCGTCACCATCACAAACGCGGTCGCCTTGGTGCTGTCAGCCGGGTTCGTCTTCTTGATGAGCCCGCCTTCCATCGTCATCGGCTTGGCCCACTTGGCGGCCATGAAGTCGTTGCGGGTCAGGTCGTCAATGCCCAGGTACGCTTCTTCGCAGTCGTGCCAGGTCGCTTCGATGCCGGATTCCTTGCGCGCTGCCACCGCCTCGTCGCGCAGCTTGGCAATGTGCGTGGCCAGCCCGTGCAGACGGTCGGCGCGTTCGGCCTGCGGGCGCTCAATCTCGGCCCGTACTTCTTCGGGCAGGTCTTGCAGGTCTGCAGTGTTCATGCGTTGCCTTCAGCGCCGGGCGCCTTGATCTTTTGCATCGTGTTGCCGGTGATGTAGCTGCCCACCGTCACGCCAATGACAAGCGCGAACGTAGAGCCAGCGGGGTCCAACTTGCCGAACCACTGCAAGGCGGAAGTCACCGCCCCCGCTCCGACCGTCAGCAAGAACCGCCGGCCGCCAAAGCTAGTCAAGTTCACGCGCCACCCTGCGACTTCATCACCAGCAGCAGCCCGGCCATGCCCACCACGCCCAGCACGCCGAGGCCAGCGCGGATGACCCACACGCGAAGCTCGTCCCACCCCGGCACTTTCAATTCGATCTTCTGCACTCGGTCGGTCAGTTTCTCTTGTGCTTCACGCATCGCTCGAACCTCTGCCGCGTTGTGTTCCATGGTGATTTCGTGCTTCACCAAAATGGCCATCGCGTCCGTCAGCTTGTTGACTCCCGCTGCCACCGCATCAACCTTGGAGTCCACAACCTCCACCGTCCCGCGCATCGCGCCCACGTCCTGAAACAGCGTGTCAATCCGCGAACTGTCCGCGCTCATCATGTTTGCCAATGCTTCGGTTTGCCGCGCTTGCATGCTGAATGC